ACGGTCGCGCCCGTGATGGTGTTCGGCGTGCCGTTGACCTCCGAGCATCGGCCGCCATGGTCATGGCCACATTCGCCTTGGCATTCACACCGATCGCCGGCGCGATCCTTGCGGATGCGTAGGCTGATCGCCGGCCAGTCGACAGGATAGCGCGCGAGGTTTTCGGGGCGGATCGGCATCAGCCGGCGAGCCCGCGCATCGTCGGTCGCATGAGGATCAAAGCCTGTGCGTGATGGATACCGTGCCGAAATTCATGGACGCCGTCCGGATGCTCCTGCGGGAGGAGCATGAAAGCGTTCCAGGCCTTTACGAGATGCTCGAGCACCTCTTTCTCGCCGGGCGTGAGGGCGCTCATGCTTCGCCCCGTTTGTGACGGGGGAGGCCGTAGCGCACGCTCATATGGACGTCCGCCCACGTTTCATGCCCGGTCGCGTCGTGATGACGGGCGGCGGTGCCCTGCGCCTGCGGGCCGAACCATTTGGCGTCCATGCCGTGGCAATCAAAGCACCCAGCCTTGATGTCGCGACTCGTGAAGGTGCGGCGCATTGCCGCCAGAAGCGATTTCATGCCTCGCCTCCCAGAACTTCTCGGCCAGCATCAGTGATCGCCCAGCAAAGCTGAATCGCATAGGACGATCGGACGCGCTGGACCTTGCCGGCCGCCTCCAGCTTCTTGAGCCGGCGGAGAACGGCGGCCGTAGGCAACCCTCGAAACCCGTGCTCCAGCGCGAGGATATTGCGGATGACGTAGGTCATGATGCCGCTGGGGCGAGCGAGCATGGCGCGCATCACGATGGAGTCGTTCAGATCCGCGCTCATAGCTTCTCTCCGGTGATCCGGGCCGCGCACGCGGCCGGGCCGTTTTGAAAATGGAATTTCCGCGCCTCTAGGACGTTGGCCGAGTAGGACCGCATCCCGTCCTCGCGGCGCCGCGCCCAGCCTTCCCTGATCCCGTCGCGCAGCGGCTTCGGGGTGGCGTACCAATGCGCTCGGCACATGAGATGGCCGGGCTTGGTCTGCTCGCTGCATCCGGTGACGGTGCAGGTGCGATCGGGCTGGGCGCGGCGCGTCATGCTCTGATCCCCGAGCCGACCTTTCGACCCTCGCGTTTCAAGCCGAGCGTCTTGGCGGCCGAGTTGATGGCGCACTTCGTGCGCCGGGGCAGAAGGGGGAGGCACGCATGTGTGCCCCCGGATGGATAGTGGCGGACGAGCACGCTGATCTCGTCTCCGCGCCATTCTGGCGCCGGCGTGTAGGCGGCGGCGCTCATCAGCTGAGACCCAACGCCGCTTTGTAGGTCTCGAGGATCGATTCCTTCTCGTCCCGCGCGTTCTTCTCCATCTTCCGGAGGCGGACGATCTCGCGCATCGCAGAAGGGTCGTAACCCTGCGATTTGGCTTCCACGTAGACGTCGGAAATATCGTTCTGCATGCCCTTCTTCTCTTCCTCGAGGCGTTCGATCCGCTCGATGAAGAGGCGCAGCTGGTCGGCCGCGACGTTGCCGTCAGACATTCATATTCTCCCTCTGGTTGGCGCTGGTGCCAGGCGGGCGGCCGATCGCACCGGCCGCTGGCGGGCATCAGCGCGGCAGGACGGTCCAGATCGCGAGAAACAGGGCGACGATCGGCAGGAAGATGGCGGCCCAAACGGCAGCGATTCGGCGCGCATCGATCACGCGATGCGGGTTGCAAGCCCAGCAGTCGCAATAGCGGGCGTGGATATGCTGAGCGGTGATCGGATGGTGCTTCACGGCCGGGCCTCCCCGTCTAGCAGCTCAACGGCAAAGATCGCGTGGGCGGCGGCCTCGATGGCGAGCATGCGGCTGCTGGTCGGCAGCACGGTGCGCGCGGCCCTCTCGGCGAGGACGCGAGCCGTCTCCAGATGCGCCATAGGACCCCAGTCGCGGCGCGGGCCAAGGTGGGCTGCACGCATCGTCTCGAGCGTATCGAAGACGTGGTGACCGGACCGGAGCACGCCCTGTCGAACATCGGTGACGTGCTCGACAAAGCCCAAGGATGCGGCGTCGATCATGCCAGCACCCCTTTCCGGCGGGCATCCTGCTCGCAGCGCGTGCAATGGCCGGGCAGCTCTTCCGACCAGGTGGTGTCGGCGCCCTCGCGATCCGCCTGTGGGGTCCATTCGTCCCACCCACAACGGACGCAGAGGGTCGGATGCTGATCGACCGGGAGATCGCGCAGCGTCTCGTAGACGCCGGCATCGAAGGGGAAGGCGCGCGGGAGATCGAGCGCGCGGATGTCCTTCACCTTCACCTGCGGCATTTCGAAGGTTCGCAGGTTGGCCTCGCAGCACGCGCGATGCTCGGGCCGCTCGTAGAATGGCTTAGCGGCCTGTTCGATTGTCAGGCCGGCGGCGCGGCGGCGCATCTTGATATACTGCCACGGCCGAATCGGCTCGGGGCCGAGCAGGTCGGGTTCACGCTGAACGACTTCGTGGCGCATGGTCATGCTCCTCGGGGTTGGGCGCCGCGAATGGCGCAGGTGGTGCAAAGGTCGTGGGAGGGCGTCGCCCAGGCGCAGGCGCCGTGGCGTTCGTGGTCGCAGGGATCGAGCGCCGAGCAGCCGCAGCTCCGGCAAATCTCGGGCTCGCCGACCTCGGTGACGAGCTGGCGCAGGACATAGGGATCGAGCGGAAAGGCGTTCTGCAGCGTCCGCACGTAGGCTGGGGACGGCACCGACAGGTCCGCCTCCCACTCGCTGAGCAGGTTGGCGAAGGTGCGCCGATCGGCGAATTTCTCCGCCACCATCCACGCGACGTCGGCGATCGAAAGGCCCGCCGCGCGCCGGCGCAGGCAGATGTAATCGCCGGGGCTCACGCGGCGGCCCCCTTCGCGCCCTTGGGCTTTTCGAACACCCAGCAGTGCTTGATCTTGTCGATGCGCGAGTTGACGTTCATCGTACCCACGAATTTGCGGGACTTGGACGAGCGCAGGTTCTTGATCAGGTCGGCATGGCTCGGGATCGACAGGCGGAGATCGGCGCAGCGGCTCTCGAATTCGCCGAGGCTGATGGCGATCATGTCCGAATTGCGATGGTGGTTGATCGGGTTCTGGCTGGTCGCCTCCTCGCGCTCGGCTAGATAATCGTACCGCTCCCAGAAGAGGGCGACGTCGGGATGCTCATTCTCGACGTGGAGCTGACGCTCGGCCGACATGGCGTAGATCAGATCGATCGTCCGCTGGTGCTGGTCGCTCCGCATCTTCGGCAGCACCAGGCGCAGCGCGTCGAGCATGGCGGCGAGCTGGGCGTGCGTCTTGGCGATGCGGTTGGTGTGGATCCGGCCCGTGGCGAACAGCGCCTTTTCGTGATAGGCGAACCGATCTCGGAAGAGGGCGAGAATATCCGCCTCGCGGCGAGTCGCGTGGATCAGGAAGCCGGAGACCTTCTCGATCGGCCATTGCTCGAGCCGCTCGGCCGCGAGCTTGGTCTCCTCGCTCCATCCCGCCTGGTCGAAGCCGATCGACAGGATACGCTCATGGATGGCGCGCGACGCGCTGGTGATCTGGGCGTTTTGCTCGATCACGACCGAACCGCGGAACGGCGGCTCGAAGGTCTCCATGCCGCCGTTCTTGACGCCGCGCGACCGGACCGAACGGCCGTTATAGGCGGTTTTCAGCTCCTCCCAGTCGAACTTGCGGGCGTGGCTGGTCTCCTCGGCGCGATCGCCCTCGATCAGGACCACGGGAAGGTTGCCAATCTTGCCGAGGTTGCGCGCGATCGCCGCCGGCGTCGCCTTGGCGGGGTCGAAGCCCTCGTAATTCTCGCGCGCCAGCAGCTTCCACTGGAACTCGACCAGCGTGGTCTTGCCCGAGCCCGCCTGTCCCCATGCCTCGAGGAAAGGGAAGCTCTTCATCATCACGCGGATCTGCTCCGCGAAGAGCGTGCCGAAGAAGAAGGCGAGGGTGACGAAGCCCTTGGGGCCGTAGGCGACCCAGAGATCGTCGAGCCATGAGGCGTCGAAGCCCTCGGGATCGTAATCTATATCGAGCAGGCGCTCGGAGGTGCCCAGCTTGATCGCGAGCTTGCCGATCTCGAAAAAATCGTCGGCGTTGGGCCGGTAGACCCGGCCATCCTTCACCGCGAGTTGGCCGAAGACGTAGGCCTTGGTGTCCCGGCAATAGCCCGTGAAACCGAGCGGCATGACATCGGCGATGCGCGGCGTCTGTCGCTGCATGATCCGATCGAGCTGATATTGTGTGCCCGTCCAGATCGCGCCGGTGCCGATCGCGAATAGCCGCTTCTTGAACTCGGCGGCCGTCGTCATCGCATTGGCGGAGAAGCCGCCCTTCACCGACGGCCGGTCGCTCGGGAAGTCGATATTGAGGAAATAGAGTGTTTCGTCCGTCGCCTCGTCCCGCTGGCGATACAGCACGCGGAAGGCGCAGTTCGCGATCTCCTCGACGCCGAGGCATGACCGGGCCGCTTCGGCGCGGATCTTCGCCTTTTCCTCGTCCGTAACGTCCTCGAGGCGGCGGGTGCGGCTGGCGATCTCCTCCGCCGCCTGCTCCTCGGCGCGGGCCGCATCGTAGCTCGCCCAGAACATCCGGCTCTTGAAGGTGAAGTGGAAGCTGGTCAGCCGGTGCCGATCGTGGATCAGGCCGGCCTTGGCGACGGCTGTGGGTGCGAGCAGGAGATCGCCGTTCCACAAATATGTAGCGCGCCTCTCGGCATCGAGCTTGTCGAGGATGAGCAGGTCGTTCCAATCGACCTTGCGCCCGGTCTCGTCCTCCTCGAGCACCTGTGCGGCGCTGCACGTCCAGCCTTCCTTGCGGGCCTGCTCGACATATTTGCGGGTGAAGTTGATACCGGCCCGGCCGACATCGAAGGCCCATACGAGTCGCGGCAGGTGGCCGGGACGGGCGGAGCTGGCGGCGGCGACCCGCAACTGACGCAGCATCTCGTCCGGATAATTGTTCGTGCTCATCGCCGAGACGGCGCGGATGCCCGCCTGCTCGAGCGCGAGCGCGTCGAAGATGCCCTCGGCGATCCAGATTTCGTCGGCGGCGGCGAGCTGCTCGAGCGTGACGTCCGGGCGCTGCCACCAATAGCCGGCGTAGGACTTTCCGTAGGCGAAGCGGGCTTTTTTATCGAACCGGCCCGGCTGATCGATCAGCCGTTCCCACCATCCTCCGCCTGGCAGCGTGAAACGCACGGTCGCCGTGCCGACGTTGCGCTCGCGATCGTGGAAATATTCCTGCGTATAGGCATCGCGCAGGCCGCGAAGGTCGAGGAAGCGCGCCTGGCTGAGATAAGCGTCGGCGGCGGCGTTCGGGTTCTCGGGCGTGACCGGGAAGCGCTTCGACCAGGCGTCGAAGATCTCGGGATAGCGCTCCTTGGTCGGCTGCTCCCAGCCGCATTTGTCGGCGCGTCCGCAACGCAGCACCCATGGATTGTCCGAGCGGGCATAGACTTCGAGCTTGCCGCACTGCGGGCACTTGCCCTGCTGGAGCCAGTTCCCCTTCTCGCGCTTCCAGGCGAAATCCGCCTTCAGCTTGGGGAGCAGCTCCTTCTTGATGTCTTCACGCATGTCCACGGGGCGGTGTCTTTCAGGCAAGCGAAGGGCGTTCCCGGCGGCGGGTCCGTCGCGCCGGGTGGTCGGATGTCAGTGCGGATGGCGGCCTGTCGGCCGCTGGGATCAGGCGGTGTCGCTCACCGCTTCGTCATTGGCGGCGGGCGGGATGAGCACGCCGGGATCGTTGGCAGGGACCGGGCGTGGCACGTGTGGGCTGACCGGAATGTCCAGCCCCTCGCGCGGTGTCGCGCTCGGCGAGATGATGTGAAGGACGCTGAGCTGCGACTTCCAACTGCAACCGCACCATAGGTTCGAGCATTGGAAATACAGATCATCGACCGTGAAGGTGATATGCTTTCGCGTCCGCACCCGTGCGACTGACGAACAGTGCGGGCAGCGCTGCGCGAGCGAGTGATTCTGGGCTTTCGGATTGGGCGGCTTGGACATCAGGACGGACCCCCGTGGTTCACGTCGTTCCTCCGCCCTGCGCGGAGGGTTGCGAGCGTGTTGGTGAGGGCTTCCACTGCCTCGACGACCTCCTTCTCGGCGATCGCTCGGTCGGCCAGGGTGGCGCCCGGTCTCGTAGCGGCGACGAGCGCGGCGTGCGCCTCCCCGCCTTCCTTGATGGCGGCGACGGTCTTGCGCGCCAGCTCTTCGGAACAGGCCTGCGCGGCGATTGTGTCGGCCTGCAGGCGTAAAGCGTAAACGGACAGGAACGGGGCGCCGTCACCGCCGGCGGCGGCGAAGGCGGCGTCGAGGGCGAGGGCCTGATCCATCGTCACGGACGCGGGGATCTCCGTTTCGCTCCATGCGCGAACGGTGCGCTCCGATTTCCCGAACATGCGGGCAATGGTGTTCCAGCCGATCTGGCCGGCGACCTTGGCCAGCGCGGACTCGAAGCTGAGGGGCGGGCGGACCTTGGTCATGTCGCCAGCCCTTCGGAGGAGCGGCTTGCGGCCGCTCCTCCTCCGGCTACAGTCGTGTTGCGAGCAACGACTGAAAGGAGAGTTCCAAAGTGGGTGGGCAACTTGCCGTGCTGTGGCCGGACGAAGGCAATTATGCGCGGTTCGTCGAAATTTCCGAAGGCCAGTTCGCGCCAACCGTCGAGGGCTACAAAGCCACGGCCGAGGCAACACTCAAATATGCGGAACGAAAGGGCGTGACCGTTCATCGCGTGCCCTTCGATCCCGAGGAACTCGCCCAGTGGGCGCACCGTGCTGGACGCGCCGTCGATGCAGAAGCCCGCACAACCTTCGCGGTCATGCTCGCTCGGAAGGCAAATCGACCCTAGCGGCGTCGCCAGCAGGACAGAGACCTTGGCGAGCACGGATTCGAAGCTGAGGGGCGGCAGGACCTTCGTCATGCGCCAATCTCGCGGATATGGAGCACCCGCGACCTGCGGATCGCTTTGGCGGCCGCCACCAGTTGGTCGGAAATCGATGCGAGGGGAGACGTTTCGCCTTCACCGGCGGCGAAGCCAAAGGTGGCATCAACCTCAACCGGTTTGCCGCCTTCGTAGCGGACCATCTTGAGGCTCCGGTACACCCGGTCGCCGCGCAACGAGGGGCGTTCGACGACGCGATAATGCCATCCGTCCACGACGGCTGCTTGCGGTTTGCTCATGCCCGTGCGCCCCGCTGCAAAATGGCGGGCCGATCGCAAGAGACGACCGGCCCGCAGTCACCTACCGCAGGAGGGGGAGGGGCGGCGGCAGGAACAGGGGATTGTTCAAATGGATAGAGATCGGGGCGCAGGACGTGGCGCGAAACACCAAGTTCGGCTTCGACCTTGAGAACGTGCTCGGCCGGCAGGCGCTTGCCGCTCTGCAACCATTTCCACACGCTCGGCTGGCTTACGCCGCAAATGCGCGCGAAGGCCGACTGCGATCCGGCGCGGTTCACCGCCGCTTTCAGCGCTTCGAACGGGGTAGCCTGCTCGTCCATAGGAGCGAGCTATAACCTCTCCTATAGGAAGAGCAAGTGGAAAACCATCATAGCAATCTATAGTCTGAGCTATAGGGTTTCGACGTGACTATCGGGGGCCGCATAGACCGTCGTATCAAGGAACTTGGGCTATCTCAGTCCGAGCTTGCGCGCCGCGTCGGGATCTCGCAGGCCACTATTGCAGGGTTGATCGGCGGTCGGTCGACCGGGTCGAAGCATCTGCACGCCATAGCCCGCGAGCTGGGCACCACAGCAGGCTACCTCAACGGCGAGACAGACGATCCGAGCGAAGGGGCCGCGCCGACACCGACGGCAGCAGACGTCGCTGAAAAGTTAGACGCCGTAAGGGTCCCGCACCTTTCGCTGCACTATTCTATGGGCGGCGGGACCGTTATCGCAGAGCCGACCGTGCTGGGCTATTTCACGGTGCCGAAGGAATGGCTGCGCGGCCATATTCGCGGCACGCCCGAAGACGTCGCCGTCATCATGGGCGAAGGCGACTCGATGGAGCCTACGATCCGCGATGGCGACATGCTGCTGATCGACCGCGCCCAGCGCACGATGCGGCAGTCCGACCAGATATGGGCGATCGCGGTGCGCGACAGCGGATCGGTGAAGCGTCTTCGCCGGGCGCGATCGGGCGGATACGAGATCCACAGCGACAACCCCTCCGTTCCGGTCGATTTTGCCGACGACGGCGAGATGGTGATCGTAGGACGGATGATCGGTGTGCTGAACTGGAAGTGAGGGCGCTGCGCGATGCGGCCCTGATCGGCGGGATCGTGCTCTTCTGGGTGGCGATCGGGTTCACCGCCGGCGAAGCGTTTGGTTTTTGGTGACGGGCCGGGGGCGGCCCAACAGGGAGTGAGTATGAGCGTATCGGAAGAATTGGCGCGGCTCGCAGAGCTGCGCGACAAAGGCGTGCTGAGCGAGCAGGAGTTTCAGGCCCAGAAGGCAGAGGTGTTGGCTGGAAGGCCAGCGCCGGCGAGCCAGGCTGAACCCGAGAAGAAGAAGCCGGGGGTCATGAAGATCGGTTGCCTATCGGTGATAGCCATCATCGTCGTGGTGGTCATCATCGGTATGATCGCCGGGCCGAAGCCTCCCTCGGGTCAACCAGCCAGCGATTCGGGAAAACCGGCGGATCCTCCGATGAAGGTAACCGCCGAAGAGCTTTTTAAGGCCTATGACGACAACGAAGCGGCCGCTCAGCAGAAATATGGTAGTCGCCCTCTCCTCGTAAGCGGGAGCGTATCGAAGATCGATCTCGACATCGTGGACAATCCTGTCGTGATGCTTCGCACCAGCAATGAGTTCATGCCGGCGCAGGCCGCGTTAGCCGACGAGAGCAAGGCGAAGGCGCCAAGCCTGAGCAAGGGTGAGGCCGTAGACCTCCTCTGCGACGACGTTAGCGAGGTTATCGGCACGCCGATGTTGAAGAACTGCGTGTTGCAATAGGAGGGGTAGATGACTGACGACACAAATGAGAGTGAAAAGCCAAAGTCGGAGTTGCCCGAATTTCCCGGTACTGCGCTCATAGATCATTCAGATTGGTTCCTGTCGGAACTTGTCGAACTCGCACAACTCGGCGTGCCGCAGTGGATAACACTGGACGTAGGAGCCGGCCACATCAACGGGCAGATTATCAGTGGGCGCGAGTATTTTGAGCAACTGGCGAAGGAGTGGGAGAACGTGCTTGAGGGGCTCGATCCCCCCGCGCCGGACGATTCGCTCTTCATCGCCGTTCCGCAACGATTCCGGCGGCACATGGAGAATTACCTTGGGCAAGATGAAGAAGCTGCCCCGATAGGGCTCAATCCGCCGAGCTACATTCATTTGAAGAACGCGCAATATTTCAATCAGGGCGTGAGGCCGTTCCCCGGCGGATCGATGCTCTGGCGCGGGAAAATTTCGGCCGTTGATGGTTTTTCGCTAGGGCGCCTGGAGGCCCGCGAAGACTGATTGGCTCAACCGCGTCGTCACCTAGGTCAAAAGCGCGCTAGACGCACTCCAGCCTAAGCGCCGTCCGCAAACCTTCGTCGCCGCCAAGCGTGTGCGTGGCCTCGCTGATCAGCCATCCGTCCGCTGCAATCGGCGCGGGGAAGCCGATCAGCGACAAGCGTCGATCGGGAAAGAGATCTGGCCTGCCGAGGGCGAGGCTCAGGTCCAACGTGGACCCGCCGCGCTGCACCCGCTGCCATTCAGCCTTCGTTGCCGCCTGCGCATCCGCCTTGGTGGCGAACGTGCGATGCAAGCGCTTGTGGGTGCCGCTGGCGGCGCCAGCGGTGAC